TGTTTGCATGGTGTACTGTCCTTTACTGTTTGCTGGCTGAGTTTGCCAGTGCTTGCAGTGTAACCGATAAAGTTACAGTGTGACAAATTATTTAACTGATCGTTTGTACAGTGCGCCATTGTGGGTCATGTGTGTCGGAGTGTGGGTTGACTGTGGGTAATGACGTTGACGTGATGCTCTCCAATGAAAATGGGCCTTTGTGTGTCATGTGTGTCAAGTATTTTTCAATAAACAAAAAAAAAATGTCAGTATGTATACATAGGGCTAGACTAGGCCCGTGCATACCATGCATACGTTTGTGCGGAGTTGGAGCGACTGAAAAGTGATGGCACACACTGCCCACATGACCCACACGCCTAGATTGTGGGCAGTGTGTGCCATGTTTGCCAGATGGCACACATGGCACACATCCCTAGTGCACTGCCTGCCGGTCGCCCTGGTGCACTGCCTGCCGGTCGCCCTGGTGCACTGCCCACATGGCACATGGCTGCCCGGCTGCTGGCTGCTGGCTGCTGGCTGCCTACCTGCCGGTCGCCTACCTGCCGGTCGCCTGCCTGCCGGTCGCCTGCCTGCCGGTCGCCGAGGCCGGGGTGGGAGGGCCGAGCGCCGATGGTCACGGCTACGGAGCGTCCGCAAACAATTTTTATTTTTTATGATATAAACCGCGCATGATCTCCTTTCCGCTATCAATTCGAGAGTTAAAAGCAACAGAGTCGCGCTTACAGGCCGTGTACGATGCAGCAAAGCTAGGCTTGCGCGGTGAGACACTCGCGCTTGCAGCCGGTATGCTGCCGCAAGAATTCATGACGCTGAGTAACTTTGATCCAGTTGTGAACATGGCCGCGATGAAGGGCAAAGCCGACGGCGAACGCGAGATGGCCGAGATTCTGCACAACGCCGCGCGGGGCGGCGACGCCAAGGCGGCGCTAGAGATACTGAAGCATCAACACGGCTGGGTCGCCAAGCAGGCTATCTCAGTAGAGATAGACCAACGCATATCCATAACCCAGGCGCTGGCAGAAGCCGAGCGGCGCATCGTAGAAATCATAGATGCAGACCACAATCTACCAGCCTGAAGACGAACAAGAACTCATGGCGCGGCTGTGGAGTCCGGCGCTCAAAGACAACCCACTGGCGTTTGTGTTGTACCTGTTTCCCTGGGGGCGCAAGGGGACGCCGCTGGAACACTTCACCGGCCCGCGCAAATGGCAGCGCGAGGTGCTGCAAGACCTTGCCAACCATATTAAGAAGAACAAGGGCGTTGTCGACTACTCGGTATTGCAAGAAGCAGTGTCCAGCGGACGGGGTATTGGTAAGTCGGCGTTGGTCAGTTGGCTAACTATATGGATGGCGTCGACAAGGATTGGCTCAACAACCATCATCTCAGCCAACTCGGAGAACCAACTGCGTTCAATCACCTGGGCAGAGATAACCAAGTGGCTGGCTATGGGGCTAAACAGCCACTGGTTTGAAGTTAGTGCAACGCGAGTAGCCCCAGCCAAGTGGTTGACTGAGTTAGTCGAGCGCGACTTGAAGAAAGGTACGAGGTATTGGGGCGTGGAGGGCAGGCTGTGGTCAGCAGAAAACCCGGATGCTTATGCTGGTGTGCACAATTTTGATGGTGTGCTGGTGATTTTTGATGAAGCCAGTGGTATTGATGATTCGATTTGGTCGGTCACTGGTGGATTCTTCACGGAGAACACGCCGAATCGTTTCTGGCTGGCGTTTAGCAACCCACGGCGCAACACGGGGTACTTTTACGAGACATTTCACTCAAAGAGGGATTTTTGGGCGACTAAGGTGGTGGATGCGCGGACGGTAGAGGGGACGGACAAGGCGGTTTATGAGCGGATCATTGCGGAGTACGGGCCGGATAGTGCCCAGGCGCACGTTGAGGTGTATGGTGAGTTTCCACGGGCGGGGGATGACCAGTTTATACCTAGCGACATTGTGGATGAAGCGATGAAACGGCCTAAGTACAAGGACAATTCAGCGCCTATCATCATTGGTGTGGATCCTGCGCGGTTTGGGGCTGATGCCACGGTGATTGCGGTCAGGCAGGGGCGGGATATTGTGTCTATAAAGAAGTATAGAGGTGATGACACCATGACGGTGGTGGGGCATATCATTGAGGCAATGGAGGAGTACAAGCCTGCAATGGTTGTCATTGATGAGGGTGGGCTGGGGGCGGGGATTGTAGATAGGCTCAAGGAGCAGCGGTACAAGATCAAGGGGGTAAACTTTGGGAACAAGTCCAAAAACCCGATCATGTACGGTAATATGAGGGCGCAGATGTGGGGGGATATGAAAGACTGGCTCAAATCTGCTAGTATTCCGCAGGATAGGTTTCTTAAAACAGACCTAATTAGCCCCCTGATGAAGCCTGATTCACGGGGTACGATCTTCTTGGAGAGCAAGAAAGAAATGAAAGCACGGGGTTTAGCTAGTCCAGACGCTGCGGATGCGATATGCGTGACGTTTGCTTTCCCTGTGGCGCATCGGGAGTACCGTGAGGCAGCGCCGCGCAGGTACTCGGATCACTCGGCGGTGTCTACAGGTTGGATGGGTAGTTGAATGAAAAACGTATCTCTATCAGTTGGGCGGGGCGAGAAATTGCCAACGTCCAAGGGCGCTGGTTTGACTGCCAAGGGTAGGGCTGTCTACAATGCAGCCACTGGCTCTAACTTGAAGGCTCCTGCGCCAAACCCCAAGACCAAGGCAGATCAGGGACGCAAGGATTCATTTTGTGCAAGAATGGGCGCAGTAGCGGCCAACGCCAAAGATGGCGAACGCGCCAAAGCAGCCCTTAAACGATGGAAGTGCTAATCATGGCTACAAAGAAAATGAACCCGTTTGGCAAAGGCGAATCCAAAAAGATGGAGGCTGCTGAAAAGAAAATGGCTCCAAGCAAAAAAGCCTATGCCGCTATGGAAAAGAAGATGGAACCTAGCCTCCACAAACCTATGGCAAGGAAGAAATCATGAAATCAGCTAAACCCGGCCTCTATGCCAACATCAACGCCAAGCAAGACCGCATCAAGGCTGGCTCTGGCGAGAAGATGAACAAAGTCGGCAGCAACGCAGCGCCTAGCAAGCAAGACTTTGTAAATTCGGCTAAGACGGCGAAGAAGAAATAGCCATGCCACTCAAAAAGTCACCTACGCCTGCGGCGTTTAAAGCCAATATCAGGGCCGAGGTCAAGGCAGGCAAACCTGTCAAACAGGCCGTGGCAATAGCTTATGCGGTCAAAAAGAAGGCAAAAAAGTAATGGCTGACTACACCGGCATTAACAAGGTTGGCAAGGTTGCCGATGTTGGTGGGGGCGACGATAAAGAGTACGGCGATATGCTGTCCACCATGCGTTCGCGCATGACAATGGCGGTGGATGCTTACAGTGACTCGCGCAACAACGAACTGGATGACTTGCGGTTCATGGCGGGTAGTCCAGACAACCAGTGGCAGTGGCCTGCTGACGTACTGGCGACTCGCGGGGCCGTCCAGGGGCAGACCATTAACGCCCGTCCCTGCCTGACTATTAACAAGCTGCCGCAGCACGTTCGCCAAGTTACCAACGACCAGCGGTACAACAAACCTAGCGGCAAAGTGATACCTGCGGATGATGTTGCTGACCCCGAGATGGCGGAGATATTCAACGGCATAGTGCGGCACATTGAGTACATCAGTGACGCTGACATTGCCTACGCGACTGCCTGCGAGAACCAGGTTACCTATGGCGAAGGCTACATTCGCGTACTAACTGAGTACTGCGACGAGAACAGCTTTGACCAGGAACTGAAGATAGGGCGTATTCGCAACTCATTCTCGGTCTACATGGATCCTGCTATCCAAGACCCGTGCGGTGCGGATGCCCGGTGGTGCTTTGTCACGGATGATGTACCCAAAGACGAGTACGAGCGCCTGTACCCAGACGCTGCGCCTATCAGTAGTTTGCAGTCCCTTGGGATTGGCGACCAAGACCTACAGCAATGGCTACGTGATGAAACAGTGCGGATTGCGGAGTACTTCTATCGGGAGTACAAAGCCGAGACACTCAACCTGTACCCCAACAACATCACGGCGTTTAACAACACGCCTGATGACAAGCAACTCAAGATGCTCTACGGCAAGCCGTTGAAGACTCGGATTTCGCAACGGGAAAAGGTTTGCTGGGTCAAGACCAACGGCTACGAGGTGCTAGAAAAGCGCGATTGGGCGGGTAAGTACATACCCATTGTGCGGGTGGTGGGCAATGAGTTTGAGGTTAATGGGCAGATTTATGTCTCTGGTCTGGTGCGAAACGCCAAGGACGCCCAACGGATGTACAACTATTGGGTGAGCCAAGAAGCAGAGATGCTGGCCTTGGCGCCTAAAGCCCCGTTTATTGGCTACGGTGGGCAGTTTGAAGGCTACGAGACTCAGTGGAAGACCGCCAACACCACCAACTGGCCCTATCTAGAGGTCAACCCAGATGTAACTGATGGTGCTGGTGCTACCCTGCCACTGCCCCAACGTGCCCAGCCACCGATGGCCTCAACTGGCCTTTTGCAAGCCAAATCGGGGGCGTCTGAGGACATTAAAGCGGCCACAGGGCAGTACAACGCTAGTCTGGGCATGGGCGGCAATGAGCGCAGCGGCAAGGCTATCCTAGCTAGGCAACGCGAGGGTGACGTTGGTACTTATCACTATGTTGACAACTTAGCCCGTGCCATCCGCTACGTGACCCGGCAACTGCTGGACATGATTCCCAAAATCTACGACACCCAGAGGATTGCGCGGATCATTGGTGAGGATGGCGACACTGAGATGGCAAAGATTGACCCGTCCCAAGAGATGCCGGTTAAGCGGATCGTCAATCAAGAAGGCATTGAGATTGACAAAATCTACAACCCCAATGTTGGCAAGTACGATGTGGTGGTGACTACCGGCCCCAGCTACAGCACCAGACGCCAAGAGACACGGGAAGAAATGGCTCAGTTGCTGCAAGGCAACCCGGCGCTTATGCAGATTGCAGGCGACTTGTTTGTCAAGGCAATGGATTGGCCTGGGGCTGATGAGTTGGCTAAACGGCTGGCTAAGACCATTGACCCCAAACTCTTGAGCGACGATCAAGACCCAGCCCTGCAAGCTGCCAATATGCAGATGCAGGCTATGGGGCAGGAAATGCAGCAGATGCAAGAAATGCTGCAAAACGTCCAAGAGTCAATGGAAGCGCAGACTTTGGAGATCAAACGGTTTGACTCCGAAGTCAAAGCCTACGATGTAGAAACCAAACGCATAACCGCAATGGCCGCTGCCATGACGCCTGACCAGATACAAGAGATTGTGCTGGGTACTGTGCAGGGCATGATAACCAGTGGTGATTTAATGAGTTCGATGCCGCAAGACCAAATGATGATGCCACCTGAAATGATGCCGCCACCAAACCAAGGTATGTAACATGGCTACTACATCTTTAGCCCCAACACCCAAGCTGCAATTCTTTGATGCCAACGGCGCACCACTGGCCGGTGGGCTGCTGTACACCTACGAGGCTGGCTCAACCACGCCACTAGCCACCTACACCGACAGCACTGGCGTCAGTGCAAACACTAACCCCATCGTCCTCGACAGCCGTGGCGAGGCCAATGTGTGGCTAGAAGGTGCTATCTACAAGTTTGCCCTGTACACCAGTGTTGGTGTGTTGATCTGGACAGTAGACAACATCAACGGCTCTACCTTTGCTATTGATGCTGATGGTGACGGAACAACAACTGCCTTTACAGTGGTCAATGGTTTTACCGCCATTTACATCAACGGTGTGT